CGCCATCATTCCGAACGATACCGCTTGCCTTACCGGCGGGAATTACGAGCATCAGGCGTACACTCTGGATAATGCGGGCTCGGTCTCGGTGGTGACGGAGGGCACGTTCCGGCTTCGCTGTGTCGTGCAGCCCATCACATGACCCAGCAGCAAAACCTGACGGTGTACGCGGGAACGAATAACACCCTTACCTTGTACGCGCGGGATGAGAGCAACAACCCGCAATCCCTCGTGAGTGAAGTCATCGTCTGGCGCGTTGGCAAGCCTCCCCGCATGCCCACGGAGAGACGGGCGATCATCAGCAAGACGGGAACGATTGTCGATGCCGCCAACGGAGTGTTCACGGTCTCCCTCGAACCTGCCGACACCGTAGGAATGGGTGGAAACTTCGTTCACATGGCGCTGACATCATTTGATGGGGCTATTCAGTTCACCGACGACAGCGACAACGATCTCGACTTCATCGATGACGATGGCAACGAGTTGATATTCGTCAGCGACAACGATGCCTTCGTCAGCGTCGTCACGCAGGGCACGTTGACCATTAGACATAGCGTTCAGGTGTAACCATGGCCACGGCAACCGCCCAGGAGGTAATCGAGAGGGCAGCCCGGAGGATCAACGTCCTCGCTGCAGAGGAGGCTCTGTCGGCCAACGAGATGACCGATTGCCTTCAGATCATGAACGACATGATGTTTAACTTCACAGCAAAGGGCATCCAGTACGTTCATGTGCAGTTGGCTCAGTCGGATACGGTGAACGTGCCTGACGAGCAGGTCCGCAACGTGATCCTCATGCTGTGCGACGATCTTGCGGACGACTTCGGCATGCCCGTGTCCGTTGACATGCGGGAGGACATCCGACAGGCCCGGCAGGAATTGCAGAACTGCTACATGGTCATCAACCCCGCTGTACCGGACAAGGCTGTGCGCTCGCGTCGGCTGGGCTATTACAACTGGCGGTCGGGGGCCTGATGTCCCGTCAACCTATAGCGTTCGGGTCCAGTCAAAGCCGCTCGACACCTCTCAACGCAGCGAGGCTGGTCAATTTCTATTCGGAGCCAGCCCCGAGAAACTCGCGTGCGCCGTCGTACAATGCCGGTGTAATCCAGGGACCGATCAATGGTCCGTTCTTCGGGACGCCGGGGCAGAAGGCGTTTGTGGATTCGCTGGGAGCCTCCATCCGCTGCGCCCGCTTCGCCCTGGGCTTCATGTACGTCCTGTCTGCCTCCGATCTCTACCAGATAGATGAGATGGGGACCGCCGTGATCTGTACCGGAGACACGATCTCCAAGCAGAACACGGCGATGATGACGGACAACGGGGTGCAGCTTACGCTTCTGTCGGATGGTGATTGCTTCGTCGTGGTGGGAACAACGATCAGCCAGATCACCAGCGCCGCCTATCCTGCGAACGGTGTTTCCAGCATCGACACGATAGATGGCTACACTGTGTTCGCCACGGCTCCGGGTGGGAGCGTGGTCTATGGACCGAAGACCACGATCACCAACATCACGAATGCGAGCCCCGCTGTAGTGACCGACGTTGCCCATCCCTACGTTGATGGCGATCAGCTTCTAATCCTTGCTGTGAATGGCATGACGCAGGTGAACGGCCGCACCTTCACCATTCTCGTGGTGGACGCCGATAACTTCCAGTTGGTTGGCATCGATAGCACGGGCTATTCGGGATATACATCGGGCGGAACGGCCCAGAAGGTGACGGCTCAGGCCAGCGGGCAGTGGTTCATCTCGGCGCTCTATGACTCAGCCGCAATTGACGCTCTCCAGTTTGCAAGTGCGGAGAGTTCCCCCGACCCGCTTGTGCGAGTGTTCGTCAACAATCGCGACGTTCTTCTGTTCGGCAGCGAGACCATCGAGCCCTGGCAGGATGTTGGGGCGGCCCCTTTCCCTTTCCAGAGAGTCACCGGAGCCATCATCCAGCGTGGTTGCCTGGCACCTCTCAGCGTTGCGCGGCTGGCCACCACCGTCTTCTGGTTGGGTGATGACCATATCGTCTACATGATGAGCGGCTATACTCCTCAGAGGGTCTCGACGTTCCCCATGGAGGACATCATTCGCACGGCTCCGATTGCCTCGGACGCCATCGGAATGACTTACTCGCAGGATGGGCACCAGTTCTATGTACTGACGCTGCCAACAGCCAACAGAACGCTGTGCTACGATCTGGCTACACAGAATTGGCACGAGCTGCAGTCTGGAACGTCTCTGGACCCTGCGCGATGGAATGTGAATTGCATCGTGACGTGCTGGGATAACGTCTACGTCGGAACCACCGATGGGGCAGTGTCGGAACTGGACCCCGATACCTACGACGAGCTTGGTGCGCCGATCCGCCGGGTTGCGGTTACTCCACCATTCTACCCAAACGGAAAGCGCGCTTCTATCAGTACGGTCGAGCTGGAGTGTCAGCTTGGTGTCGGCATCCCCTCGGGCCAAGGTTCCGATCCGCAAGTGATGGTTCGCATCAGTCGCAACGGCACGAAGAGCTGGGATGGCATCCGCATTGCCTCCATTGGACGAACCGGAGACACCATTGACCGCGCCATTGTGCGGAGGTTCGGACAGTTCCGGCAAGCATCGCTTGAGTTCAGTGTGAGCGATCCGGTGTTTACCGCCTTCTACGGTATCCGCATCGAGGGAGCGCAGGCGACCTCATGACCATCACCGTCCCCAACTATCAGATCCCCATCGTGGACCAGCAGCAGCGGATGACGCCGCAGTTTCTCAAGTTCCTGGGAGATTTGACCCAGGTTGCGCCGGGGTCGGTGGAGGCCAACGTCGCCACGCTGGAAACGCAGGTTGCCACGCTTACGACCGATGTGACGACCCTGAGCGCGGCCCTGACAGCCCTGACGGCGACGGTGAGCGGGCATACCACGCATCTCAATGCGCTGCCGACCTCTCGGCTGTCTGGTTCCACGGCCTACGACCCACCTAACCTGATCGTGGGAGCAACGACGACCAAGACGGTAAGCGTAACGGGGGCGTCTCTTGGCATGGCTGCCGAAGCCTCATTCTCCCTCGATATGGCTGGCCTGATTATGGTGGCCTACGTAAGTTCGGCGAACACGGTAACTTGCGTGCTCTACAATCCGACGATTGGCGCGGTCGATCTCGCAAATGGCGTGTTAAAGGCGTTCGCGTGGAATCCATGATCCGCCCCGCCGTTTCAGACGACACGCCGGTCATGATCGAGATGGGCAAGGCCTTTTTCGAGGAGGCCGGGCATGCGTCTGAACATCCTTTCTGCGAGCAGTCTTTCGCCAGCACGCTTGCCCTATTGGGAAGGGCTGGCCTTCTGCTGGTGGTGGATAACGGGAAGGAAGTCATCGGCATGGCGGCGGCGGACGTAGCTCCCGCTTACTGGAATTACGAGGTGAAAGTTGGCCGGGAAGCCTTCTTTTACGTGAAGCCCAAGTACCGGACGGGCTTGGGAAAATTGCTGATTAAGGCGTTGGAAGATGTTAGTTTGGCGCACGGCGCAACGGTGTTCGATCTAGTGGCTGAGCGAGGCTCGCCAAGACCGGATGCCAAGGTCACCAGAGGTGAGGCGCTTGGCAGGCTCTATTCAGCCCATGGATATACGCTTGCCGAGTCCACTTACCGGAAGGTGTTTGCATGCCGCTCGGCAGCCTAATTGGCGGGATTATGAGTCAGGGCGCAAACAGCGCCGCTGGCTCTCAAGCCTCCGCTGCGGGCGGACAGGCGCTCGCGAATAGCCGGCAGGTTGGCTACGAGGATGTGGCCCGGCTTTCCCCGTGGATTCAGAGCGGTTCGGCGGCGGCGGACCAGATCAACCAACTCCTTGGGTTGGGACACCTTCAGGTCAATACGGGGCCTTCGGGTGGGTTCGGGATCGACAACAGCAATTGGCAGGGCGATCAGGCGAACGCCTTTTCCAAGTTTCGGACAGATCCGGGCTATCAGTTCAGGTTTAATCAGGGGCAGTAGGCTGTCCAGAACTCTGCGGCGGCACGCGGCAACACCTTCTCCGGAGCGCAGGCGAAGGCGCTGACGGACTATGGTCAGAACGCTGGTTCGGCTGAGTACGGCAACTATTTCAACCGCTTGGCTGGCGTATCGGGCCAAGGGCAGGGCGCGGCCTCCAGTGCCAACCAGTCATTCAACCAAGCGGTGATTCCCGGCATCAATGATGCCTTCCAGGGGCAGCTCGCACAGTGCCAGTACAACGTTGCCGGGCAGAATGCCTTCAACGCCGGGTTGCTGGGCGCACAGAACAGCCTCGTCAGTCTCGCCGGATATGGGCTCGGTGGCGGCTTTGGCGGACTCACTCAGGGGGGCGGCTTAGGCGCGGGCGGGGCACAGGTGCCCGGCGGAATCACCGGAAACGCTCCGGGCGGCTATTCCTATCCTCCGTACAACATCGCCTGACATGGTCGACAACATCAACGCCCTTCTGGCTAGAGGCGTAGGGCCAGCCCTCGTGGAGGGCACGCACGCCGGTTTCTATGCCGCCGAGGCTAATCAGAAGGCCGAGGAGGAGCGCCGCCGTCAGTCCGTGCAGGGAGACATCCCCGCCGCGATGAAGGGCGACGCGGACGCTCTTGGAAGAGTGGTGGCAGGTGCTCCAAAGGAGGCTCAGGCGGTTGTTGCGGTCCTCTCGCGCATGGATGCCAACCAGCAAGCCAAGGTCAAGGCTGCGGCTGAATATGCTGGGCGAGCGGCCAATGCCGTCTTGCAGGCGGACCCCAAGGACCAACCAGCCGTGTACGCCCGTATGCTGGAGGAAGGCCGCGCCGCCGGTCACGATGTTAGCAAACTTCCCCAGGCGTGGGACCCCTCCGTTCCGGCGATCCTCCGCTACCATCGCAGCACGGCGATTCCGGTCAACGACTGGTTCAAGGAAAACGCGGCCCTTGAGCGGAAGAAGACGGCACCGGGCAAGGCTGGAGGTGCCGGAACGGGCAGCGATGAAGTATGGGGCGGCGCACCGGGTCCGCAGTCCTCCGCTGCCCCCCCTATAGGTGGCCCCGTGATTGCCGAGGCCACCCCTCCCGAGCCCGTGCCCGCTCTAGGCTCTGGCGCACCCGGCGATCAGCCCCCGGGTACTGCACCGATGCCCGCAGGACCAGAGGCAGCACCTCCTCCTGTGGCCGCTCCCGTTGCCCCTGTAGCGCCCCCCGCAGGGGCGCCAGCAGGCTTCCAGCCCATGGG